ATTGTGTTCAAGGAGCCGGCCTGATGATGATCCATTCGGCATACTACTTTTCACCACGTGAAATGTTAGATTTGTCGAGGAAATATCGTGAATTCTTTATTGCTATCCACGAGTTCAATGGATACTCAGGCCGGTTCCATAACGGTGAGGCGCACTGGAAGAAGCGCAACGGCAAGATTGCTATGTCTGTCGCCGGAGCTTCGTTTGGCTATGAACACGGGGATGTGGACTGGGTAAAGAGGGGTTCTTATTGGACCTTCTTTAACGGCCAGGTTATATTCAACAAGCTAAGGACGTTTGGTTACACTTCGGTGTATAGCGTGGTTTACAGCCCAAGGGTGTATAGGATAGATCCTCCGTCATTTGACGAGGATATGTTAGTTTCTGTTGCCTTCAATAATAAAGATGGTAGCCAAATGACGCTCCTACCTTGCGGCGTAGCCATACCCACTGTCCTACTAAATGATCTCTTTGCGTTGTCGGTTACGGAGGACAAAGAAACGAGTCGTAGTTTGTATGCCTATGCTTCTAAATGGGCTAAACAACACAACTCGTCCATAACCGTTGGTAGCTATATATCTGATATATCGACGGCAGTTGAGTGGGTGGTTGCGAATAAGACAAGACTTATATCGGAGGCGCGTAGGAGGGTAGCCTATGCACCGAGTCTCTGGACTCGGTTAACCGATTTAGTCTACGACGGTGTTTTGAGAGTCTGCAATGTCGGGCCACAACTGCTGCCATTAACAGATGTTAGCTCTAATTATGTAATAGATGATGCTGCTGGCGAGTCTATTGGTAGGTCCAATAAGATTTTGGCTGAACAACACGTTGGTACTACTCCATGTCGAACGTATAATGTGTTGCGGCCCAGTATTACGTTACTAGACAAACAAAGGAACGTTCACTTGTTGTTTCCGTCGGCTATAGCCGGCCGACCCATTACACACAACAATGATCCAGAGACGATTATTGATAGTTTGAACCGTCGAGCTTTGGCGGAACCTAGTGCTGTAGATGAAAACGAATTTAGAGCGTTCGCGAATAGTGTCGGGGTTTGGTTGCCTTTGTTGTTTCCAAATCCTAGACCGACATTCCATCCTTCGTCGTTTGAGATGTGGAACGCTCGATTCCCGCCTTCTAAGAGAGAAAAGCACGTTAAGGCTTGGTTTTCAGGGAAGAAGGTAACTCCGGAGGTTTGCATGATGAGGCAAGCCTTTGTTAAGAGTGAGGTCACTTACGACACTCAAGGGAAGCCTGCTAGGATGATTACAGGTGTTGACGACTTGTTCAAGGTTAATGTAGGACCTTATCTACATAAGCTCTCCACCGTTGTTGGTGGGTACTTGAAAGGGTCTATTTTATATGCCCCTGGCAAGACCACTGACGTGGTAGGTAGTTGGTATGATATTAAC